GGGCTCTGCGGGGTCAAGGTAGCCGGCGCGGGCAGAGGTGATCGTGAGCACGGAGGCACCCGAGGGGGCGCCGCTCATCCCGGCGTAGAGCCAGATCTGCTGGATGCCAGCCACAGCGGTATAGGCGTCGATCTGGATGGCCAGCGTCTTTGTGGAGTACGAGAACCCCGAAAGCTGGTAGGCTACTACGGTGTAGCCGTCGCTATCGCAGACCTGAAGCTCGTACCCGTTGCTGTCGATGACCTCCCAGAAGGGGTGATCGGCGGGCACGGTGATCTGAAAGTCCGCCGGGGCTCCGTTGCCGTCCAGGGAGATCGACCATCGGTGCGTCGGGATGTAGGTCGTTCCCGACCGCGTGACCCTCGCCCAGCTCATAGGCCGCCCCCCATGTCCCGTAGATATTCGCAGCGAACCTCCATAACCACCGCTGCGATGCCGTTGTAGTCGTCCACGGCGAACACCTCCAGGTCGGAGGAGGGCACCGGCGCCACGGTCAGCAGCGCAAGCAGGGTGGAGGAACCCAGGATCGCATCGTGCATCTGTGAGGCGAGCGTAAGCCCTGCCTCTTCCCGGAGCTGGTAGGTTGACCCGTCCACGGCGGGCGGCGCGATAATGTCAACGGTCATTGTAACCGTGTACTGCGTCAGCGCGGGGCCGGGCACGCTGGACATACGACCGGCGGCCACCCATGCACAGGGGGGAGTCGCGTCCGCAAGGGTACGCGGGCGGCCCCGGATGATGGTCAGACCGGAGATCCCATCCAGGGCGTCGGCGATAGCGTCCAGAATGTCAGCGGCGACGGTCATAGAGCACCTGCAAGGAGACGATCCAGCTTCCCGGCCAGATCATCGGCGGTGGCGGAGAGGGCCGGATAGAGATACTGCCGCTTGGGGATGACCACCCGCTGCCGTAGCAGATACCAGGGCTCGCCATCAGGCTTGACCAGGAGGTACTGGCCTTTTTTGCTCTGCGCAAGGTGGAGATCCGGCACGTCCCGGGGTGTCTGGTAGCGCGCCACACCACGCGGGGTGCGGGCGATGGGGAGGGGGATAGCGAGGAACTTTCCTTTCTTCGGCCGGATGACCGCCCCGTATTCGTGAGCCGCAGCGTAGTTGACATCCGCGTCACCCTCTCCACCGGCGCGCAACACAATCTCAAAGGCGCCCTCGTTGACGCGGGTGCTACCGGCGATGGATGCCCGAAGGCGGCCGGAGCGGACGTTGAGGATAGTCCCGGCGTTCTCCTTGCCCTTTGCCTCTGCCATCAGCGCAGCCTTGATACATAGCTTGCGGGCGTCCGCTGTAAGCTCTTTGCCGATGACCTGATAGCGGGCGGCGAACTTTTCCGGGGTCACATCAGCACCGAAGGCAGGCGGTAGGCGGAGAGCAGTTGCCGCACGGCGGGAGGCATCGTCTCATCCCGAAGCCCGGCATTTCCGCCACCGGCAACAGAAATGGAGGTCTTGCCACCGTGGCCACGGAGCCCGTACCAGTGCTGAACCTGAAGCACCGCCGCCTGCTTCACGTCGGCAGGGACGGTCGAGAAGCCCGCCACAAAGGTGGCCTTTATCGTGCCCTTGCTCTTGTTCCACTGCCCGTGTGCGGCCGTGGAGGTGAGCCGGATCAGCGCCTCGTTGGCATCGGTGATCGCGTAGTCACCCGAAGCCACCAGGGTAGCGGCTGCAAAATCCTGGTCCACGTCGTCATAGATGGAGGTGACCGACTGCACCGGGGCCACGCCCAAGCGGAGATCGCGCGTCCCGTTGCCGTCCAGGTAGCGCGTGTAGGTTGCCGTCTCCATCGTAGCCGCCACCCCCGCCGAAGCAGGGGGGTAGCCGCAATAGCGGGCGAAGAAGGCCCCGCAGCGGGCGATCAGGGTGTCGAGAAGCGCATCGTCTGCCGTGCCCTGGTTGGAGGGCAGGAAGGCGCGCGCTTCAGCCGCAGTGATCAGCGCCACGAGGCCTCCTGGGTACTGTTACCCGTTGTGTACCTGCTCAAAGGTGGCCACAAAGATACCCTTGAGCACCGCCCCGGTGCCGGTCTTGACGCTGTCCACGGTCAGTGCCCCGGTGAGGGCGGTGAACTCGATCTCACCCGAAAGCGAGAAGGCAACAGCAGTCCCGGCCACAAGCGCCGTTCCGCCGGTGTTGGTGTTGAAACTCCCGAGAGAGTTGCTACCATTCTTGGCGGTGACGGTGATGTAGTTGGTCCCGTCCAGGGATACGGCGCCGTCGCTGTCCGGGATAAAGACCAGCGACTTGAGCCACATCTTCGCAGCCGAGCGGCCGGGGACGGACACATAGAAGGTCTTATTGGCGTTTGCCGCTTGCGCGGCGATGAAGGAGACGGAAAGTGCAAACATCGGGAAGGCTCCTCAGCTCTTGGCCAGGTTGTAGACGTGGACCGCGTTGACGGCGGTAGAACTGTCAACGGTGCCAAAAGTGCCACGGTTGGTGGCGACCATGTAGGTGACTCCGTTGCGGACTTCGCGGGCCACGTCGAACTGGAGGCCGCGACGGCGAAACCGCTTGAAACGCCGGGCATCGCAGAGCACCGCGTTGGTCTTGGTGGTGGTGGCATTGTCGAAAATGCCGCTGGTGTTCAGGTCGGCGGTGAGCCACTGGCTCCGCTGGATGCGGATCATGCCGACCTTGCCCACCTCGCCGGTGTAGATCGTCGCCTGCGGGCCGTACTTCTCCAGGGTGAGCAGGTTGGAATCCGCCTTGATCACCTTGATGAAGTGCTCGGGAGAGACGAAGTAGACCAGGGGGCCGTTCATGCTGCCGACCTGGAGCTTCAGCTCGGCCGCGCTGAACAGGCCCGCAGTGCCGGAAACGGCGGTGTAGCTGGACCCGTCCAACTGCGCGGTGGCGCCGATGTCCACACAACGGGCACGGAGCCCGATGTGGGCGCGGCGGTGGTCCAGGCTGGTACCGAGGCCGACGGTGCCCCAGCGGCCGCGTGCGTTCCAGCTTGCGATGGTGTCCTGGTGGGTTGCGGCGGTGTCACCGTTGAAGATCACGTCCTCCTCTCCATCCCGGAGAGCTTCGGCGATCTGGGTCCGCAAGAAGGGGGCCATGGCGATGATGCTGTCTTCGTCGGCATCGTCCAGCAGTTGCACCATGACCGCCATCCCGGAAGCCGTGAAACTCCGCTGGGTCAGATCCGGGGTGGAGCTGGTGTAGTAGGCCGGGTTGTCGCCGGTGGGGGCGCCCTTCAGATAGGGACGGAGGCCGGTCGTCATGAAGGGGAGATTGACAGTTTTGCTGCCCATCTCCACCTCCTCAAAGTAGGCCGCCGATTCGGCGATCACCTTGAGCTGCTCCTCAATCCGGGGCAACACAAGGGTCTGCGCCACCTCGGCACCGGTCCCGGCGGCACCGGAGAAGAGCCGCTGCACCATGCCGTTGGTGTCGCCCACCCCGGCCGCCTTGCGGATTTCCGCCGGGGCAAGGTCGAAGTGACGGCGGATCATGGCGTCCAGCTTGGGAGATCCGCCGAGATTCTGATCCTGGCCGCGCGCGATCATGGCGATGGTGCGCAGCTCGCAGAGATCCTGAAGCTCGCGCTGCCACTCGCAGACCGGCTTGGAGTCCAGCAGGCCCGGCACATAAATCGAGGTGTTCTCGACCTGCACATCGCCGCCACGGAGCCGCAGAGGGGCGCGCTTGTCGCTTACGACGAACTGCCGCATCAGGGACTCGGAGCCGATGGCGGGGCGGCCAAGCTGCTCCAGCGCCTTCTCCTGTTTCAGCGCCTTGATCTCCGCGTCCATCGCGTTCATGCGCTGGACGGCTTCCGGGTCGCTGATCTTGCCGCTCTTGATGGCCAGCACCAGATCGTTGTAGCCCTTGACGAGCGCGTCAGGGGTCTTGATCACCTGATCAACAGTGAGCGGCTTCAGGTCGTTGAGGTCGAAATCTTCGCTGGGCATAATGCCTCCTTGGGGGAGAGTAGTCGTGCGGCGGGTGCCGCGTCAAACGGTGGTCAGCGGACTGACCAGGGGTCAGGATTCCACGGCTTCGGCGTGGGGGTTGGCGGGGACGGGGAGCATAGAGCACTCGATGATGCGCGCGCCCCGGAAGAGGAGTCCGCTGCTGCCCGCGTGCCGGTGCCCCTTGGGCAGATCGGCGCGGCGCTGCGTCTGCGTCCAGTCGGGGATGAAGCCGATAGAGCAGGTACGGAGCATCCCTTTTGCGTACTGTCGCGCGGCCAGCTTGGCCTTGGGGTTGTCGTCCACCCCGGCGGTGCCATCGGTATCAAAGTCAGGCTCGAACACGACGGCCATGCGTTCCTTTCCGTCCGTTCCCTGCACCTTCTTGCGGGTGATCCCCTTCGCGGTGCCGATGTGGTTGGTCGGGTCGCTGGACTGGTGGCCATAGAGCAGGACCGGGGAGCGCTTCCACTCGTCCAGGATCACCGTCTCCACCTCCACCACGTCGCCGTAGCGGTCCACGTCGGAGGAGGTGGCGACCATCAGCCGCGTCTCTCCCTCGGTGATCGTGCCGATAGCCACCGGAGCGCGGCGGGTCAGCCCGCGCGCTGCCTCCTTCTGCGCCCATGCCGGGATAGCGGGCTTTGCAGCCTTCACGGCTGGCTTCTGGGGGATCAGCCACGCGAACGCCTTGGCCTCCGGCTCGGGTTCCTCCATCGGGGCGGACTCCTCTTCCGGGGCCGGCTCTTCCCCGGGCTCCTCCTCTCCCCCAAGCGAGGCGATCACCGGCTCCAGAGCGGAGACGACGGCGGCCATCGAATCGCCCTCCCCCATCGCCACCTCGGAGGCACCGGAGAGCAGCAGCTTTACCAGCTCGGCGGGCTCCTCCGTGGACAACAGCTCTTTTACGAGCGCAACAATGACGCCCATATCCACCTGACGGACCTGCATAGCCCTCTCCTTTGCCGCATTGATGCGGGCTTTCTCTGCTTCGATGACGTTGCGCATGTGGGCCGTGCCACGACGGCCGACCACGAACCATTTGAGTTGAGCCACCACCCCGGCCAGCCGGAAGTCGCCATAGTGCCGGGATGCCCACGCTTCCCGCAGCCGGATCGCCTTCTCCTCCGTGGGGGTGTCCGGGTCGCCGCTTTCGCGGGCTACAACGCGGATAAGGCGCCGGTATTGGAGGTTGCCGAGGATGTTTCCGCCCCGGCTCCAGATCGACGGCCAGTTATTCCGCAGATCCTCCAGATAGGAGATATCCCGGAAAACGCGATATTGCGTGTTGGAAAGCGAGACTTTCTCATCCCCGCCCTGCACCGGAAAGTTGGTGACCGGCATCAGTCCACCACCGGCGCGAGGCTGCATGTGCAGTTGACGCACATTCCGGCAGGCTCGAAAAGGCCGGGGCCTTTGCCGCGTTCTCCCGCGAAGTCCACACCGGCGGGGACCACGAAATCCTCGCCAAGCTCCACCACCTGACCGTTGAGCGCCCGGTGCGCCGGGCGGCTGGTGGGGCTGGCGAGCCACTTCTGACGCACCGTGACCCCCTCTTTCTCCGCCTCCTTCCAGGCGGATTGTGCCCCGGCGTTGACGCTGCGGGTCGTTTCGGTGCGGGCGATGGCGAGCGCGCGGGAGGGGGCAAAGGCCCCGCTGTTCTGGATGCGCTTTTGCAGGTCGTTGACGCTTTCACCGGCGCGGATGGCGGCCAATACTTCCGCTTTCAGCTTGTCTTTCAGCGTGTCGTTGATGTTGGTCACCAACGACGCAAGCTGCGCATTGACCACGGCGTCACGGCGGGCAGGTGCCCATGTGAGCTGCATCTGAATCTCTTTGGAGCCGGCCCCGAAGGCGGCCACGAGCATGTCCAGGATCGTCGCGCGCCAGTGGCTTGCCAGCGCCTTGGCCTCCCCCTGCATCAGCTCGTCTACGATGGCTTCGGCGGCCGCCTCATCCCCCGTGGCGGCTCTGGAGGCGGTGGGGAGAGAGGCAGGCAGCGCGTCGATGATCCGCGCCTGTTGCTCTGCCAGGCCCGTGGCGGCGGTGCGGCGGGCCTTGCGCTCCAGAGGGGCATGGATCTTCGTGGTGGCGGCGGCCCTCCAGAGAGAGGGGGCCGCACGGGCCACAGGAGCCCCCACGCCGCGCTGGACGGTGGCAGCCGGGAACCAGAGCAGCCGCGCGCCTTTGGTCGGCTCTGCGGGCGCCTGCGGGGCTTCGGCGGGTACATCGGCAGCCTCGACAGCAGCCGCAGCCTCCTCCATGCCCTCCAGCCGATAGGCGGCGGCGACCGGCATCCCGTTGACGATGTGTTGGCTCACCTTCTGGAGCCGCGTGAGCTGCTGCGCCTGAAGCACAGGGACGCCGGAAAAGTCCTTTTGGATGCGGATCGTCGGGTCGGCATAGAGGCGGCGGGCGGCAAGCTCCAGAGAGGAGGAGAGCAGATCCGCGTAGCCCCGCAGCGTGTCGCCCCAGTAGCCGATCCGCTGCTCTTGGGCCGTCGCGTAGTTGGTGGCATCGGAGCCCAGCCGCACGGGGACAACGCCGGTCACTGCGAGGATTTCCCGGCTCGCCTCCTTGATCGTCTCGATCTGGTTCAGCTCTTCCGGGGAGTAGTCCAGCCGCGTCGCCTGTAGGGGGCGGCCCATGACAGCCGTTCCGCCGTGGTTTTCCTTGAAGAGTGTAGCTATATCCTCGCGAACCTTTTTCAAGGCCGCGTCGGTGATCATGCCCATCGCCGGATCGTCGGACTTGTCCGGGGTCACCAGCCAGGACGGGCGCCCGGCATTGTTGGCTTTCTTCAGCCCTTCTTGCGCGGCCCACATCGTAGACAGCGTGGACTGTAGCGCCTCGATATGCCCCTGTCCGTTGACCCCTTCCGGCTCGGATCTCCAGCTCGGCATACGGCAGAAGAGGAGGGTGGTCCAGTCGTATTGCGTGCGGCCGTCGTAGCGGACCCCGTCCAGCTCCCCGGCGGGGCTGGCGATGGTCTCCGTCCGGTCGCTCGGCAGGTGGACCAGCCCGATGGGTTGGGCGCCGCTCCACGTCACCAGCGCGGCACACTTGCCGGTCAGGAAAAGGTCCAGCCAAAGCGCCTGTTCCAGAAAGATTCCCGGCGTGCGCGGGCTCGGGTTGCGCAACAGATCCAGGAAGGGGTGGTCGTTCACCGCCTCCGTGGACCCGTCCGGCCGCTTGCGGGTGAGCTTCCAGGGCAGTGTGGAAAGGTCGGACGCGAGCGCGGTTTCTGCCGCGTACAACATGCCGATTTCCCCCATCGTCTCCTTCGCTGGACGGGGGGGATAGCCGGTGGTGGGGTAGCCGCTGAAGTCAGACCCGGCGACGAACCCGGCGGGCTCCGGTCGCTCCAGACCGACGGCCCGAAGGACTGCATGATAGGCGCGACTGTACCAGGGCACGGGCATAGCCAGAGGCTACCCGAGCGGGGCACGGCGGGCTACGGAGTGGTCAGCGGACTGACCAGAGCATCTTAGGCCGCATCCAGCCCTACATAGATGGCAGCCCAGAGCGCCGGAGGAGGGTCGCGAGCAGGAAGAGGGCGGGGGTCATCAGCACCCGTCCGCTGTGGCTTGGGCCGCCTGACCTGCAGCGGAGCCGATGGCCTGGCCGGTCGCGTAGGGGGTGGGGGCTTTGTGGAGGCAGGAGAGGAGGAGGAAAAGCAGCATGGAGGCTCCTATTGTGAACCGTTGAGTCGGCGGTGCATCATCTCGAAATAGCGTAACGCATCGGCGGCGTGGTCGTTGACCTTGACCGGCATTTCCTTGCCGCCGTCCGCCCATTTGTACTGTTCAAGCTCGCTTATCAGGTTGACGCAGCAGTCATGGATCAGCAGATGAGGGCGGCCTTCCGGGTCGGGGAGGAGGCGCCCGGCTACGGCGTCGATGCCCTCACGAACCGCCTTGTACGCCGGGATTGTCTCGATGTTGCAGTCGAGCACCAGCGTCATGCGGCCCTGCTTGTCCTCCGGGTCCGCAACCGTCCACTGGATCTCCTCCTCCTGTGAGAGC